TGTTCAAGATAAGACTGTTCAATCTTGGCTCTATGATAATACAGACAATCCAACAGCAGCGGCTAGAGCGATTGACTTGTACAAATATGATAGAGGTCTTTCTACTAAAAAGGTGACTTACGATGCTAAGAAAGAAGCAGCAAAAGCTGTGTCTAAAACTAAGCCTAGTGAGAATCCAACTGATAAGAAAACTTGGACTTGGGAAGAAATTCGCAAGATGAAACCAAGTGAGTACGATAGGTTTGAAAAAGAAATCGACAGTGCAAATAGAGAAGGTAGAATCAAATAACACACAACTCATAACAACTTTAAATAAACAACAAAAACAACAAGGAGAAAAACTATGGCATTTCCAAGTGCAGGTGGTTACACTAACTTACCAAATGGTAATTTTAGCCCAGTAATCTATAGTCAAAAAGTCCAAAAGTTTTTCAGAACTGCATCAGTCGTAGAAGCTATTACTAATACCGACTACACTGGTGAGATTGAAAACTATGGCGATACCGTTAATATAATTAAAGAGCCTGTTGTTAGCGTCACTGCTTACTCAAGGGGTACAACTGTTAGTCCATCAGATTTAGCTGATGACCAGTTACAGCTCGTTGTAGACCAAGCAAATTACTTTGCATTTAAAGTTGATGACATCGAGGAAAGACATTCTCACATTAACTTTGAAAGTGTTGCTACTTCTTCTGGTGCATACGCACTTAAAAATGCATACGATGCTAACGTAATCGCAGCTATGTTCGCAGGACCTAGTGCCTCAGCCCCTGACCACATTATTGGTTCAGACGGTTCTGGTGTAGACGTAGGTTATGATACATCTGAGATTGACCCAGTCAACTTAATTTCCAAACACTCAAAACTTTTGAACTTACAAGATGTTCCTGAAGAGAACAGATGGTTCTTAGGTTCACCTGAGTTCTTTGAGCAATTAGGTCAAACATCATCTAAATTAATGGATGATACAACTGGTGCTGCTAAGCCATTAAGAAATGGTAAAGTATACTCAGGTAAAGTAATGAACATGGACCTATATATGACAAATAACTTTGCAGCAAGTGCAACAGCTAACTACTACAAAGTGTTATCAGGTCACATGTCATCTACAGCTACTGCTAACCATATCGCAAAAATTGAAGTCGTAAGAGATACTACAACTTTTGCTGATGTCGTTAGAGGTCTACATGTTTTCGGTAGAAAGGTATTGAGAAATACTGGACTAGTCGCAGAACATATTCTAATAGACTAATTAGTATACGGGGGGATTTAATTCCCCCCATATAATTTATATAAAGAGGTAATATGAAATTTGTATTAGTACTAATTATTCTTTTAAAGACTAGTGCCACACCCGATATGTACACTTGGACTAGTTTTAATTTTATAGATTTGGAAACATGTGAAGCATTTTTAAATGCTAAAATAGATTACCTCAATTCATCCGTACAAAGACAGTTTAACAAAGATAACAATGTAGCTCAATTTGATTACATGTGTGTATCTAAAGAAGATTATGACCAATACATAAAACAAAAACTAGGAGTATAAGACACTTATGGCAGGAACAGTAACATATTTAACATTAACTAATCTCGTTCTGCGAGAACTTAATGAAGTCGAATTAACAAGTAGTACATTCTCTGCTAGTAGAGGTGTACAAACTGCTGTTAAAGGTTTTGTTAATAAATCTGTTAATGATTTATATAATGCTGAAGTAGAATGGCCATGGTTATTTGTTAAGACTTCACAGGATACTTATTCAGGACAACAAGAATATACATTTCCTGCTTCTTTTAGAAAAGCAGATTTTGATACTTTTAGATTAAAACCAAAACAAAGAATTACTAATACCGAATTTACATCTTCTATAGATGACTGGGTTACTGTTAGTGGTACTCCTTCTCACGTATCCGTAGGTAATGGTAGAATGAGATTAAACTTAGCAGAAGTAACACAATCTATTTCTGTTATTAAAAATAGAACTCACAAATTAGCAATAAGAATTGTTGATTCTAGTGCATCTGGAAATTCCTTATCTATAAAAATAGGTACAAATATCGGTGGTACAGAAATATTATCAGATACTATTGCTGTTAGTGAAACAGGTAATGGAACTATTTATACAAAGGATTTTGTTCCCTCCTCTTCAGCTATCTATATTGGTTTAGAAAATTCATCTTCAAATGATTTGGATATTGACTTTGTAAGATTGTCAGAAAATGAATTACCTATTTCTTTAAAATATGCAAGTTATGATGACTTTATTAAAAACAGATATAATATAGATGAAGTAATAGACGATTCTCAATATGATAAACCTTTATACGTATACCGAACACAAGACAATTTAAAGTTTGGATTAACTCCTATTCCTGATAGTGACTCTTATACTATCGAATATGAATACTTTAAAACACACACAGAGTTATCAGCCTATGATGATGTTCTAGATTTACCCGATAGATACTCAGATACAATTGTTAATAGAGCAAAGTATTATCTATATAAGTTAAGAAATGATGTACCCATGGCTAATATAGCTAATGCAGAATATGAAAGAGGCGTAGAAAGAATTAGAATAGAAATGTTAAATAAGCCTGATTATATGAGAGATACAAGGGTTAATCTAAATCCCAATACTGCAACTGTAGGTATATAATATATGGCACAAACTCAGCCTTCCGTTGTTAGTATAGGAGGAGGTTTAGTCCTCAACAAAGATGTATTCTCTATGTCACCTGGGGAGGCCTTAGAGTTAAAAAACTTTGAGCCTGACATTACAGGTGGATATAAAAAAATTAGAGGAACAACATTATTTAATACTAATATTGTACCTCAAGTAGCTTTACCTAGTGAGCGAGTTGTTATGTCTGCCATATTCAATGGAGTTGTATTGGCGGGTAGAGGAGGAAGTATACATTATGCATCAAGCGGTTCAGGTAGTTGGACTTCTCTTATTACAGGATTAGGAACACCTACACAAAACTATGAGTTTAGAAAATTCAATTTTAATGGTATTGATAACATTGTTATTTGTACTGGCACATCAACACCCAGAATTGTCAACACTAGCTATGCTATAACTAATGTTAATGCAACAGGTAGTGCTAACTTTAAATTTGTAGAAATATTTAAGAATCATATATTCTTTTCAGGTGACACAAGTAATAGACAATCTATTAAATTTATGTCACCTTTTAGTACTAATGATTTTACAACAGCCAATGGTGGCGGTGAAATACGAGTAGACTCTCCTGTTACAGGACTTAAAGTTTTCCGTGATAATTTATTTATCTTCTGTAATGATGAGATATTTAAGTTAGTAGGTAGTTCTTCTGCAGACTTTGCATTACAACCTGTTACAAGAAAGATTGGATGTATTGACGGAAGAAGTATTCAAGAATTTGGTGGTGATGTTATCTTTCTAGGACCTGACGGATTAAGAACAATCGCAGGTACAGATAGAATTGGTGACGTTGAGTTGGGAACTATTTCTAAACAAGTACAGGATATTATTGAAGATATTACAACCCATAATATTAACTCACTTGTTATTAGAAGTAAATCTCAGTATAGATTATTCTACCCTACTTCTGTTGACCAATCAGAAAATTCTGCAAAAGGATTAATCTGTACAATTAAAACAAACATTCAAACAGGAAATCCTGGTTTTGAATACGCAGAGTTAGTAGGTTTAAAAGTTTCTTCATCAGACTCTGACTTTATCACTAATGATGAAACTGTTGTGTCTGGTGGTTATGATGGATACGTATATCAGCAAGAATTAGGAAATACTTTTGCTAGAGCAGGTAGCTCTTCAACAATACAATCTTTCTATAGAACTCCCGATATGACCATGGGAGACCCCGGAATTAGAAAGAGTATGCAAAGAGTTATTTGGAACTATGAGAATGAAGGTGATGTCAGTGCAAACTTTAAAGTTCGTTATGATTTTGATAGCCCTCAAGTTCCTCAGCCTGATGCCTACACATTATCAACAGGTGCAGGTATTGCAGTTTATGGATTAAGTGCATCAACTTATGGAACAGCCGTATATGGTTCATCAGGTGCAAACTTAGTACGACAATCAGTAGAAGGAAGTGGCTTTACAGTAGCATTACGTGTAGAGGACTTTTCTACAAACTTACCAATATCCTTTAAAGGATTTGAATTAGAATTTATACCAGGAGGTAGACGATAAATGGGAGCGACATATACAAGGCAGGAATCAGCTAATATTACTGACGGTTCCGTTATTGAAGCGACACACTTTAATAATGAGTTCAATCAGTTAGAATCGGCATTTGCTGCAACTACTGGTCATAGCCATGACGGTACAGTAGCAGAGGGTGGTTATGTACCACTTATAGCAGACATAGATGCACGTAATAAATTAGTATCAGATACAACCAACAATAGATTTGGTGTATTTGTAGAAGTAGGTGGTTCTGCTGTAGAACAGTTTAGATTTCAGGATGGTGCTATTGTTCCCGTCACCGATAATGATATCGACTTAGGTACAGGTGCTTTAGAGTTTAAAGATTTATATATTGATGGTACTGCTAATATTGATACTTTAGTTATTGGCTCTTCTACTGGTGTAACTTCTGTTGATACAGACTTATCTTCTGTTTCAGCTAGTGATGATACTTTAGCTTCTGCTAAGGCTATCAAAACATATATTGATTCTCAGGTAACTGCTCAAGACTTAGACTTTCAAGCAGATACAGGGGGTGCATTAAGTATTGATTTAGATTCTGAATCCCTAACATTTACAGGTGGTACAGGTATTGATACAAGTGGTAGTGGTAATGCTGTAACTTTTGCTATTGATTCTACCGTAGCTACACTGACAGGCACACAAACATTAACCAATAAAACTATTGATACTGCTAATAATAATATCACTATTGTAGAGGCTGACATCTCTGACTTAGGTGCATACATTACTGCAAGTTCAACAGATACCTTAACTAACAAAACAATTGATACAGCAAACAATACAATTACTATTGTTGAAGCAGATATCTCTGACCTAGGTTCTTACATTACAGCTAGTTCTTCTGATACACTAACAAATAAATCTATCAGCTTAACGACTAATACTTTAACAGGTACAACTGCTGAATTTAATACAGCTTTATCTGACGGTAGCTTTACAACACTAGCAGGTACAGAAACATTAACCAATAAAACTTTAACCACACCTACCTTAACCAGTCCAGTTTTAAATACTTCTGTTTCAGGTACAGCTTTCTTAGATGATGACACATTTGCTACAGCCAGTGCTACAACACTTGCTTCATCTGAATCTATTAAGGCATACGTAGATAGTTCTGTCGCAACAGCTAACGAATTATCAGAACTAACAGACACAAATATAACATCACCTGCTGATGGTGCTTTATTATTCTATGATACAGGAACATCTAAATGGATAGACAATGTAGTCTCAGGCGATATTACTATTGCTGATACAGGTGTTGCTACTATTAGTTCAGGTGTTATTGTTAATGCCGATATTAATGCTAGTGCAGGAATTGATGCTACAAAGATTGCAGGTGGTACAGTAGACAACACAGAGTTTGGTTATCTAAATGGTGTTACCTCAGGTATTCAAGGGCAGATTGATGGTAAGCAAGCTAGTGATGCAGAATTATCAGCTATCGCAGGATTAGTATCATCATCCGATAAAGGTATCTATTTTACAGGCTCAGGCACTGCATCTTTATTTGATTTAACCAGTGCGGGTAGAGCATTGATTGATGACGTTGATGCTTCAGCCCAAAGAACTACTTTAGGACTAGGTA